AGAGAATGTAAAAATTGTGTTTGATGCTTTACATAAGAAAATTGACGAAATAGATAGTTTGTTGTTATTATTAAACTAACATGACTATATTAGACATAGAAAAATCTCAATGTTACTTTATGTTTTTTGAACTGGTGAATCGAATGAATACAGTTCTTGCCGTTTCTTTTTTTTACGAAGAACAAGAAGCAAAAGATGTATATTTGAGCTTAAACTAATGAATAATAAAAATAAAAAAGTTACTAAAAAAAATAAAAACTCACCTCTTTACGAGATAGGCAAAAATCTTAAAATGACTGCACAAGAACGGGCAGCTACTCAGTTTTCAGCGGTTGCTTTAAAGAAACTAGAAACTGTATTTGATAACCTTAGAGAAGGACATACAATAACACAGGCTTGCTTATTTAGCGATTTATCACGTGCAGCTTATTATCAGATTATGAAGGCTAGGCCGGATTTGAGAAGGGTTCAAGATTCTATTTTAGAATTAAGGTGTCAAATTGTGGAGGACTCTTTATTTAAGAACGCTGTGGATGGAAATGTGAAGGCTCAAGTCTTTTGGTTGAAAAATAGAAAAAAAGAACGATGGAAAGATCGAATAGAGTACGAAGATGAGAATTATGATACAATTAGTGAAAAAGATATGAAGAGAGATATACGGAGATTACTTAGTAATAATAAAGATATATTAGAAGACATTGAATCNGAACCAGATGAAAAAGATAAAAATACGTGGAGTTAAATTATAACTCAACTTTAGATTTATATAAAAAATTAAAACGTATTGAAAAGTTTAAGGTTCAAAATATGCTGGACTTTATGGACTGGGAAAAATATGAAAAACAGGGATTAATACGCCGTGAAGTTTTAGACCGTTTACTTTATAAGCTAGGTAAAAAAAAGATATTTGTTATATTTGGGGGTAATCGTTCTGGAAAGACGGAGACAGGCGCAGGCATAGTATGTGAGTATCTTGAATCTACACCTAATGTAGAGATAATGTGTGCCACAGTAGACTATAAACTTTCGGTAGATGTTCAACAGTCTAAAATTAATAAGTTATTAAGACAATCCAAAGTTAAATATGGGCAATTTTCCCCAGTTCGTGGATTTACTAATTCAGTGATCTTAATGAAAAATAACTCTAAATGTATTTTCAGATCGTATCAACAGGGGAGAGAGGCCGTTCAGGGTATGGATTTAGACCTAATATGGTGGGATGAAGAGGGGCCATGGGACTTTTTTCAAGAAAGTTTAGCACGGCTAACAGACCGAGATGGTGTATTTTTACTCACTTTCACGTCGTTAAGTGGATTTACTAGATTAGTTAATTTCTTGTGGGAAAGTGATAATGAACTTGTTAAAACGTTTGTTTTATCTATACTTGATAATCCATTTATACCTGAGAAGAATAAAAAAGCATACCTAGACACTATTGACCCAGATGAAATTCAGTCAAGGGTTTACGGTAAGCCACATTTAAAAGAGGGTTTAATTTATAAAGAGTTTAATGCCCTTCATAAGGTAGACTCTTTTGATCATGTATCTCTTGCATTAAAAAACCCAAAAAGATATGAACTTCATGAAGGGATTGACCCTCACGAACGAACACCACATCATTGGATTCAGTTTTTATATGATCGGAAAGAAAACAAGATATATATCTGCGATGAATTAAAAGCACCAGTAGAGAGTATGATAGTTGCAGATTTTTCAAGATTAATTAAGTTAAAACGTGGTAAACACAAAGGATCAATGATAAACCCTCTATATTGTCAGATTGATACCTCATCTATGAAGCCAGATGTAATATTTAAACACCCNGACGAAGATAGAGAGGATACGCATACTGTTCGAATGGAATTTTTAAGGAATGGTATTGAGACAATATTATGTACAAAAGATAATGCGATTGGGGTAGGTGAAGTCAAGAATAGATTAAAAATTGTAAAAACATTAGGAGGTGAGATAAAGAAAGCTCCTAGTTTACTTGTTTTCAAAAATTGTAAAGGGGTTATATGGGAGTTTTCAAGGTATTCATGGGATTCTTACACCTCAGCTAAAATATCTGAAAAAAACGATATTCTGAACCGCCCTAAGAAAAAAGACGATCATTATATGGATATTATTAAATATGAGTGCTTAAAAATGAAAAACGATATGGGTTTACACATAGAAACTTTCGATTATGTCGAGAATTATCCTGGAACTGGATATTAATACCCAAAGTACAATGAAAGCGTATAAAAATTAGTTTCATTTCATATAAAACGTTTCTCTAGTTGTGTGTTTGACTAAAAGAATGGTAATCTAGAAAAAGTGATAAACAATTTTATGGTTGACTATTGAAAACCATATAGGAGATAAAAAAATGACAGAACTAAAAAATAATAATAACGATGTAAGAGCCGTTNAGTATTTTTTAAATTTAAAACAACTCTATCAAGATCAACGCAGTCCATGGGAAGATAAATGGAGGCAAGCATTATCCGCATATCATTTAAAAGATGATTTAAACAAAGTGTATGAAGGTAGAGCAAATATCCGTATTCCTATTATTCAGTGGAAAGTAAATGGAATTGTATCAAGAATAAATAGAATTTTGTTTAATGTGTTCCCTTTTGGAAGAATCGAGCAAAAGAACAAAAAAAAAGAAGGGGTAAAAAAAGGGGTTGTGGATTTATGGAATAAGTATATATTCGAAAAACAATTAGATACTATTAATTTTAAAAAGGAATTTAAACAATTTATTAAGAATAAAACAATTGAAGGTACTAGCGTTGCTAAAATCCCACAAGAATATGAAGAAAAAGAGTTTACGTATTTTGATGATTTCGATCCAGAGATTGAAGTGGTTAAGGATGATACTTCTTTTAGAAATATATTGTTAAAAGAGTTTTATAGTGATGTAAACAAGGAAAACATAAATGAAAGTGCAGCGTGTATCCATTCTACTGTTATGCCGTTCCAACACTTAATATTAAATGAAAAAAAGACAGAAGTGATCCAAGAATCGATTAATGGGGAAGTAATAGAGACCTCGGAGGAGGTAGGCGTATATAAGAATTTAGAATTATTAGTTAATTCAGGTCAGAATTTTACAGATGAACAAGCTGAATATATTCAGTTGTTGGGATTAAATAAGGGTCAGTCAGGCGAATTTTTTCGATCTTTAAAAGAGATAAGAAAAACAGGGATGGTACGAGTGGATGAGTGCTATGGTTTATTTGATTTAAATGGTGATGGAAAAATGGAGGAGGTATTGTGTACGATTGCTCAGGGGCGTGTCATTATTCGAATTGAGCCAACACCGTTTAAGCATAAGCGTTATGTAAGGCCGTTTATTGTAGGAAGGTATGAACCGATATCTAATTGTCTCTATGGTAATTCTAAGGTAATTGCAAGCTTAAACCTTTTAATGGAGCTAAATGCTTCACGGGCTCAGGCAACAGACGCAAAAACAAGATCGATTTCTAATATGTGGTATATGGACGCAACAAAAAATGTTAGATGGGATAAGACATGGCGACCTGGCGGAGTAATAGAAGGACAAGGGGCTAATGGGTTAACACCGCTTATAAATCCTAACTTGTCACATGTTTCAATAAATGATTCTGAAATGATTAGCCGTGATTTAGATCAATTATGGAATTTATCACCCGTACAGCAAGGGACAAGTGATTCACGATTGATACCTAAAACTGTGGGGGGTACTGAGCGTGTAATCTCTCAAAACGACATGCCGTTAAATGATCTTATTGATAATACAATNGAAACAGAGTTAAAGCCGTTTATTGAAATGTTATTTGAAAGAAATTTAGTATTTAAAACTATAGAGGATTTGTTTGAAGTTTGGGGGGAAAGAGAAATTGAGAACTCGGGTCTTTCTTTCGATCAGCCTATGAAGGATCTTTTATTTGCGTTTGATATAAAGATATTAGGGAATTTAGAGCTTTCAAATGAGGTTGCACATCAGAGTGGATGGCAATCGTTTATAAATTGGGCTATGACTGTACCTCCAGTAGCTAAGCGGATTGATTGGACGAACGTAGCTGAAAAGCAACTGGCTAGTTTTGGTATAAAAGATGTTTCAGATGGCATATGGTTAGATGATGAGGTTTTACTTGAGATCGATCAATCTGAATCTGAAAATGCTGAGATTTCAAAGCAAGTTAATAGAGAGGAGGTCAGACAAGACTTAGAGTTTGAGAAAGGGTTAGAAGTTGAAGGTAAAATAGTAGAGATGCAAAATGAGGCGATAATCGAACGATCTACGGGTCAGAAAGTACAGTAAATGAAAAGCACAATTAGTACAGAAAAGATTCGAGAAGAATTATATAAATTATTAGAGAATACTATTATAGAGATGGACAATAAATTGAGTGTTGATGAGCTAGATATACAATCAATACATCGATTAACTTCACAAAGAGTTATCATCAAAAGAATCTTATTAATAATAAATA